TATTATTCAAACAGTTGGCGCAGCATTGAATGAATATCTAAATAAAGTATGTGGTACAACAGATCATGTCTATTCATTCTATTCAGATACAGATGCTTGTTATATTACACTTGATCCATTGGTTCAAAAGTTCTACAAAGATCAACCAAAAGAAAAGATCGTAGAAATTCTAGATAAAATCTGTAACGAAAAGATTGAGAAGGCAATTAATAAAGCCTGCGATGGTCTTGCAGATTATACTAATGCGTTTGAAACAAAGATTTATTTTAAGCGTGAGGTTATTGCAGACCGAGGCATTTGGGTTGCTAAGAAACGATATGCTTTGAATGTATATAATAATGAGGGTGTTCAATATAAAGAGCCAAAGTTAAAAGTCATGGGATTGGAGATTGTTAGATCTTCTACACCCGAACCAGTTCGTGATGCTTTGAAGGCCGCTGTTAAATTGGCTTTGGTTGGAACAGAATCACAACTACAAGATTATATTAGAGAGTTCGAATCTAAGTATCGTAAGATGACACCTGAATTGATTGCCTTTCCTCGAGGCGTAAACGGAGTCGATAAATATACAGATAGAGGTAGCATTTATAAACAAGGCACACCTATGCACGTAAGGGGAGCATTGTTATATAACTTTTATTTAAAAGAAAAACAGATAGACAAAAAGTATGAACTTATAAATGAAGGCGATAAGATCAAATTCATTTACTTAAAAGAACCAAATTTGATTAAAGAAAATTGTATTGCCTTTATCAATGTTATTCCCGAAGAGTTCAATTTGAAGCAGTATGTAGATTATGACATTATGTTTGAGAAATCATTTCTTGAACCATTAACAACAATTTTAAATGGTGTCGGTTGGTCTGCAAAACCACAAGCAACATTAGAAGGATTATTCGCATGAAAAAAATATTATTAACATTCGCATTACTATTTAGTACATCTTTAGTTTATGCACAAAAGACTCCTCAAGGAGTTACATACGACGCACAAATCTTAAGAGTAAGCGATGGCGACACCGTTGTTATTGCCGCACCTTTTCTACCTAAACCGCTCAAACCAGAATTGGCTGTCCGAGTCTTTGGAGTTGACACTCCCGAAAAAGGACATAGAGCAATGTGCCCTAGCGAAGCTCAACGAGGAGAAGCAGCATCAGCTTTCACTAAGAATGCGATTGCTACAGCAGCAGCACAGGGTGGTAAGTTTCAAGCAACTCTTTATGGATGGGATAAATTTGGAGGTCGTATTCTTGGCGACATTCTAATTAATGGGCAAAGTCTACGCGCTGCTTTGATTTCAAACGGATTCGCTCGTGAGTATTATGGTGAAGCCAAACAGAGTTGGTGCAACTAATTTTAAGGATATATTATGACAACAGGTGTATTATTTCACATGCTAGGATTGGGTGACCATATATCATATAACGGTATGGCCCGCCACATGGTTAATGAAAAGAAAATGGATTTTTTATATGTACTAGCATGGCAACAATATGCCCCGTTGGTAGCCCATATGTTTAGCGATGATCCTAGAATTAGAGTTGTTGCAATTGTTTCAGGTATGGAGTATGCTCATTCAAGGCAAGTAATATCTCAAATCAATCCAGACTATCTTTATATTCTAGGACATACAATATTGCCAGGTCAACCATTTGAAGATTTAGCTGGCCCTAATACTAAGTATTATCAAGAATCATGGGCTTCAATGTCAGCTAGATTTCCCGGTGGGCATGAATGTTATTACAATTCAATTGAAATGGATTGGAAACATAGATTCACTTCTTTTCATTATCCTAGAAATATGCAAGAAGAAAATCGGATATTTAATAAACTTAATCCAGACCATAAAGAATATGTGTTTGTTCAAGATGATCCAAGCAGAGGATTTTCTTTTGATAAAGAAAAAGTATTGTCCTTAGTTGGTAACGATGTTATAATAATTAATAACGATAAGTCGGAGAATCCATTTCACTTCGGCTTGTTATTACAAAATGCAAAACAAATTCATTTAATGGAATCATCTTTTAGATGTTTTGTTGAGACTCTTCCTACTGAAGGAGTTGAATTTTATTTGCATCACTATATTAGAAATACTGAGAGATTAGTTTATGATGGAAAAATATGTCCAAGGGAAACACGAAAACCTTGGCAAGTGATTTTATAAAGGAACAATATGTCATTACTCGATAAATTAAAAAAGAATTCTACAATTAAAGAAACTGAAGTTTTAAACAAATCTAAATTCTTCGCAAAGAAGGATATGATTCAGACTTCAGTTCCTATGATGAATGTTGCATTGTCAGGTAGCCTTGAAGGAGGTCTAACTCCTGGGCTAACAGTATTTGCAGGTCCATCTAAACATTTTAAAACAGCATTTTCCTTGTTGCTTGCTAAAGCATATACTGATAAGTATGAAGATGCTGTCGTTTTATTCTATGATTCAGAGTTTGGTTCACCGCAAGCATACTTTGATAACTTTGGAATTGATACTAGTCGTATTCTACATACACCTATTACAGACATTGAACAATTAAAATTTGATATTATGTCGCAAGTCAATAGCGTAGAGCGAGGCGATCATGTTATTATTATTGTTGACTCAGTAGGTAACTTAGCTTCTAAGAAAGAAGTTGACGATGCACTTGAAGGTAAGTCTGTTGCAGATATGACTCGTGCTAAACAGATGAAATCATTGTTTAGAATGGTAACACCTCATTTGACTATTAAAGATATTCCAATGGTTGTTGTTAATCATACTTATTCTGAAATTGGTTTGTTCCCTAAACAAATTGTTTCAGGTGGTACTGGAATTTATTATTCTGCAGACAACATCTTTATTATTGGTCGTCAACAAGAAAAAGACGGAACAGAAGTTGTTGGATATAACTTCATTGTTAATGTAGAGAAATCTAGATTCGTTCGTGAGAAGTCTAAGATCCCTGTTGAAGTAACATTCGAAGGTGGTATTAGCAAATGGTCTGGTCTATTAGATGTAGCACTTGAAGGTGGTTTTGTTATTAAGCCATCTAATGGTTGGTACTCTCGTGTTAATAAAGAATCAGGCGAAGTTGAAGATAAAAAATTCAGAATTAAAGATACCTACACTAAAGAGTTTTGGTTATCTATATTAACATCTGCAAGCTTTAGAGAATATATTGAAAGCAAGTATCGCATGGCGGGCGGTGAAATGTTGGGCCGAAGCTTTGATGAAGTTGATCTCGCAGAGGAGTTTGATAATGCTAGTGAAGTATAAACCTTGGGCACTAAAAAATGAAAACGGTGATTTATGGGGCGTCGAACTTTTGGAAGGTGAGTTTGCCGGAACAACCATCAGTATTGCTTCCCTCCAGATGGAAGATAATAGTGACGGAACACTTGCACTTGACTTTACCATTGTTAAAAAAGCAAACGGAAAAACAGACGTAGACTATCAGTCTGATAAATTTAATGGTACCCTTGAACGGGTTGTGAATAATATATTAGAAAAGGCAATTGATGAATTCGAAAATCGAGACAGTGATTCTACAGAATCTAGTCAATGACGATGAGTATATGAGAAAAGTAATCCCGTTTTTAAAGCGGGAGTATTTTATAGATAATAACGAAAAGATTATTTACGATCAAGTTAAGAATTTTATTGACCAGTATAATGCAGTACCGAACAAAGATGCTTTGGTCATTGCTGTTCAAAATGATAAGTCTTTAACAGAAGATCAATATAAAGAGATTGTAGATATAGTTAATTTACTTGATCCCACAGAACACAATAGGGATTGGTTATATAAAGAAACAGAAAAATTCTGTAAAGACAAAGCAATTTATAATGCTATCCTTTCATCCATTGCTATCATTGATGGCAGAGACAAAGGAAAATCTGAAGATGGAATTCCGTCATTGTTACAAGAAGCACTAGGAGTGTGCTTCGACAACAATGTTGGACATGATTACTTACAAAGTGCAGACTCTCGATATGAATTTTACCATCGTGTAGAATCTCGCACACCATTCGATCTTGAATACTTTAATAAAATTACAAATGGTGGATTGCCTAACAAGACATTGAATGTTGTTCTTGCAGGTACTGGTGTTGGTAAGTCTTTGTTTATGTGTCACGTAGCAGCATCGACTTTAGCACAAGGCAAAAATGTTTTGTATATTACTTTAGAGATGGCTGAAGAAAGAATTGCAGAACGTATTGATGCAAACTTGATGAACATCACAATGGATCAGTTGAAAGACTTGCCAAAGTCTATGTTTGATTCTCGTATTGAAAAGATTCGTAATAAGACTGAAGGTAATCTTATCATTAAAGAATATCCTACAGCTGGCGCACATGTCGGACACTTTAAAGCACTGTTAAATGAATTGCAATTGAAAAAACAATTTAAACCAGCAATGATTATTGTTGACTATTTAAATATTTGCGCAAGTTCTAGATTCAAAGCGGGTTCAAATATTAATTCTTATACTTTGATTAAGTCTATTGCTGAAGAACTTCGAGGCTTGGCGGTTGAAGAGAATGTGCCTATTCTATCAGCTACACAGACAACTAGAAGTGGATATGGTAACACCGATGTTGAACTAACAGATACTTCTGAATCTTTTGGTTTGCCGGCAACAGTTGACTTTATGTTTGCTTTGATTTCAACTGAAGAACTAGAGCAATTAAATCAGCTTATGGTTAAACAGTTAAAGAATCGATATAATGATCCAACCGCAAATAAGCGATTTATGATTGGTGTTGATAGAGCAAAGATGAAATTATATGATTTAGAACAATCTGCTCAAAAGGGTTTGACAGATGCTAATTTGGACATTGATAGGGTTGACACACAAGCTAAAAGCACATATAATATGAATGATATTATAAGTAGAGGCAAACGAGACTTCTCGTCAATTAAGGTTTAAAATGAGAGAATATTGGTCAAACAGTAAAGTTGCAAATTGGATTCGAGGTACAACTAAACCAACTTCTGCAACTAGCTCCGGATGGCATAAATGG